AGACGCTGCTGGATCTCGCGATCGGGACCGGCGGGATGCTGATCCTGGAGGGGCCCACGCCCGACCAGCCGGTGATGTATATCCCGGTCCCGCTGGCGAAGCTAATGCTGGAGGAAGGGCCCTGGGGCACCGTCTCGGCGATCTTCCGCGATATGACCGAGAAGGTGCGGAACGTCGAACAACAGTGGCCGGACGCGGATCCGCTGTCGGATCAGAAGCAGAAGGAGTTCGAGAACAACCCGGACGCCGAGGTGCAGCTGATCGAGGCGACCTACTACGACCAGGACGAGGACATCTGGCGTTACGAGGTGATCGAGCGCAACCGCACCGAGGCCAAGACGGACGAGGGCAAGCGGCTGGTCAGCCGCACCTACGACGTTTCGCCGTGGGTAACGCCGCGCTGGATCAAGGTCGCGGGCGAGGTCTACGGCCGCGGCCCGGTGATCCAGGCGCTCCCGGACATCAAGACGCTGAACAAGATGGTCGAGCTCGTCCTCAAGAACGCGAGCCTGCACATCTCCGGCGTCTACACCGGCGTCAGCGACGGCGTGCTGAACCCGAACACCGTCCGCATCACGCCCGGCGCGGTGATCCCCGTCGCCTCGAACGGCGGGACGCGCGGGCCCTCGCTCATGCCGCTGGAGCGCACCGGCTCGTTCGATCTGGCGAATGTCCAGTGGGAACAGCTGGTCATGCGCATCAAGGAAATCCTGCTCGACAACCGGCTTCCGCCGCAGTCCGGGCCCGTCCGGTCGGCGACCGAGATCGTCGAGCGGGTGAAAGAGCTCGTGCAGATGCTCGGCGCGCCGTTCGGGCGGATGATGACCGAGCTAATCCGGCCGCTGCTGCAGCGCACGCTGGAGATCCTGCGCAAGAAACAGCTGGTGCAGAAGGTGAAGGTCGACGGGCTGGCCGTGCAGGTGCAGGTCATGAGCCAGCTGGCCCAGGCGCAGAACATGAACGACGTCGAGACGGTCGTGCGCTGGCTGTCGCTGCTGTCGTCGTTCGGGCAGGAGCAGATGGTCCTGTCGGCCAAGGTCGAGGACGCCGGCCCCTGGATCGGCGAAAAGCTCGGCGTGCCGTCCAAACTGATCCGCAGCGAGGACGAGCGGAAGCAGATGCAGCAGATGTTCGGCCGGATGCAGGGCGCGGCCGCGTCCGGCGCCGCGCCGGCCGGGACGACAGCGCCAGCCTCGTCCGGTAATGTGGCACAGCCGCCGCTGCAGACGATTGGGGCAGCGAACGCGGCGTAGTACCCGCCCGATCTCCCAAGACGTGAAGGTGACACCATGACGTATGACCCGATGCAGCAGCTTAACGAGCTCCTGCAGAACACGAACAACCTGGACGGCTGGAGCGGCCTGGGTCAGCAGGCCGAGCAGGCGACCGAGGAACAGACGCGGGCCCACGCGCTGCAGCGGTACGAGGCGGCGCGCGTGATCGCCGCACCGTTCATGACGGCCCAGGGGCGCGAGGCGCTGGAGAAGATGCGCGAGCAGCTGGCCGGCAACCCGAAGTGGCCGGTCGACGAGCTCGGCCTCATCAACGCGGTGGGCTACGGCGTGTTCCGCGAGGGTCAGGCGAGCGTCGTCCGTTGGCTCGACCAGTGTATCAAGGTGGCCGAGGAAGGGCCGCCGGATCTCAGCCAGGACGGCCAGGGCAACTCTCAGCAGTAGGAGGACCGCACGATGGCGGATGAAGATCAGCAGCAGGCGCCGGCCGCGGCCGAGCCGAGCGACGAGCAGGCGAAGGCGAAAGGTGGCTCGAAGGCGAAGGCCCGGCGCACGACGACCGTGATCGAGCAGATCGACGCGCTCCGCGACACGCTCGCGGCCGCGAGCCGGCAGACCGGGAAGCGGCTCGGCACGGCTCAGAACCTCGACGACGTGCTGCGAAACGCGCGGACGTCGCTCGCCGAGCATCCGATCGGCAAGGAGAAGGTGAGGCGATGAAGATCCGAAGCTACCTGCTGCGCACCGCCGCGGCGCTGGCCCCGCCCGAGGAAGGCGCGGGAGCCGGTCAGGGCGGCGGCCAGCAGTCCCAGGGCGTGACCGGCGCGCACCCGGCGGCCCAGGGCCAAGGTCAGGGACAGGGTTCCGGCGCCAGCACCCAGGACGGCGCATCCGGCGCCGGGACGGGCACCGGCGAGGGCAGCGGCCAGGACGGCGGCGCCTCGTCGGGCAACGGCACGGGCGCAAACGGCCAAGGCCAGGGCACCGGCCAGGGTCAGCCGGCCGGCCAAGGCCAGGGCCAGGGCGACGGCGAGGGCCTGCTCGCGACCGCGCACCAAGGCCAGGGCCAGGGTGACGGCCAGCAGCAGGGCGAAGGCGGCGACGACGGCACGAAGGACACGCCGCAGCAGGGCAAGCCCGAGGGCCTGCCGGATCAGTTTTGGGATCCGGATAACCAGCAGGTCCGCACCGACAGTCTCGTGAAGGCATGGAAGGACACGCGCGACGAGCTCCGGCAGGTGCAGCAGCGGCAGGAGAGCAAGCCGCCGGAGAAGCCGGACGACTATCAACTGTCCGCGCCGCAGGATCTCCCCCGGCAGGTCGACGAGAACGATCCCGGCCGGCAGGCGTTCGCCAAGGTCGCGCACAAGCACGGTCTGACCCAGGAGCAGGCGCAGGGCGTGTTCCAGGACTTCCTCGGCGAGCTCCACGAAAGCGGCGCCATGCCGGAGCCGATTTCGATCGAGCAGGAAAAACAGAAGCTCGGCAAGCACGCCGACGCGATCATCAGCAGCACCTACCGATGGGGACAACAGCTGATGGAGACGGGCGTTATCGGCCAAGACGAGTTCGACGAGCTCATCATCCTGGGCTCGACCGCCGAGGGGCTGCGCGCGCTCAACAAGATCCGGCAGCACTACACCGGCGAACAGCCGATCCCGACCGACACGAACGCCGTCTCCGGCCTGCCCTCGAAGCAGGAGCTTTACGATATGGTCGCGGATCCGCGGTACGGGCAGGACAGCAAGTTCACGCAGTACGTGACCGAGATGTTCCAGAAGGTCATGGGCGATGCGCCGGCCGGCTCGTCGCAGCCCGGCCTGGGCGTGCCGCGCGGACAGGGCTTTACCTACCCCACCCGCGGCGGGCAGAGTAACAGCGCGGGCGGATCCTAACGGTCGCTCGGTAGGTGCGCACCGTCCGCACAAGGCCCGGCTGGCGATATGCGGCCGGGCCTTTTTCTTGACCAGCGTCAGGCGTGTGCATAAGACTTAGGCAGACGTCTTAAAGGCGGCCCCGAGCCGCTGGACTTACCCGGCGCGGCCGGGCCTCCAGCCGATCGGCCTACCGCTGCGGACGTGAGCATTTTCCGTTCACAACCGTAGAGGCTGGAGAAGCACTCCATGTCGAAATATCTCACCGATGCTGCGATCACGCAGTTCGACGCCGAGGTGAAGCAGGCGTACCAGGGGACCGCGATGCTGCGGAACACCGTGCGCGTGCGCACCGGCGTCGTCGGCTCGTCCCACCGCTTCCCGAAGATGGGGAAGGGGCAGGCCACGCAGCGCGTCCCGCAGACCGACGTCACGCCGATGAACATCACGCACAGCAACGCGACGGCGACGTTGGAGGATTGGAACGCGCCCGAATACACCGACATCTTCGATCAGCAGGAGGTCAACTTCGACGAGCGCCGCGAGCTCGCGTTCGTGATCGCCTCGGCCATCGGCCGGCGCGAGGACCAGCTGATCCTCGACGCGCTCGACGCGGCCTCGACGTCGCTCACCGTGTCGACCGACGTCGGCGGCACCGGCACGGATATGAACACGGCCAAGGTCCGCCGCGCCAAGAAGCTGCTCGACGCTCAGGGCGTGCAGAGCGGCCGCGGGATGCGGACGATGGTGATCTCTGCGGACGGCCTGGAAAGCCTGCTCGGCGATCCGGACGCCAACAGCGTCGACAAGAACAACATCAAGGCGCTGTACGACGGCGAGATCTCCCACTGGGTCGGCTTCGAGGTCATGCAGATGGAGGACCGCGACGAGGGCGGCCTTCCGCTGTCGGGCTCGACCCGGACCAGCTACGCCTACGAGAAGATGTCCAGCGGCCTCGCGATCGGGATCGACTTCCGCACGGAGGTCAACTATATCCCGCAGAAAACCTCGTGGCTGTCCAACGGCATCTTTAAGGCCGGTGCGGTCGGCGTCGACGCCAACGGCATCGTCGAGATCACCACGACCGAGTAACGGGCGGCGCATGACGGCCGGCGGGTGATCCCCGCCGGTCGCACGCTCCCTGCAGCAGCGAGGATCCGCAAATGGCGTTCGACATTCAGGGGTTTTCCACCCCGAACACGAAGGGCCTGAACCTCTGGCTCTACAACACGTCCGACAACATCGCGACCGTCGAGGGGGCCAATTACTTCGACGACGTCGCCGACAGCCTCAACGTCGGGGATACGATCATCGCCGTCATGGGCGACGGCAAGAAGATCTACAACGTGGATGCGATCTCCGCGGCCGGCGCGGTGACGGTCGTGGCGGCGAACGACGGAAGCAAC